GATCATTGGAGAAACCAAACATTCGCGCCACTGAAGACACGAGTGTGGCTCCAACCTTGATCGCTTTTGCGTAAGGGCCGATTTTTGGGTGCTTCTCATAATTGGAAGCAGCGATAGCTACTGCACTCGCGGGGCCTGATATAATACCAGACTGCAGTACTGCCGCAACAGTTGGGCCTGCCACTTCAACATCAATAGCTCGTGCGTACGTGGATACTGTAATTCCAGTTCCAGTCACGCCGTTTGCAGATCGAAGTTGAGAGTATACTTCAAAGAAGATATTACCCAAATGTGACAGGTTGGATGCTAGACTAGTGTCTATCCAATCCCAATAATAGAGAAAGGGAAGAACCATCTCAGCAACTGTTCCCTCTTGTGGCTCTATATACACTCCAGGAGTTTGTGATATAGGAACCAAATCTCGATATTCAAGCGGCGCAAATTTGCCAGACTTGAGCGGATCATAATTTGCACGAAGACTTCCATAATAAAAGGGCGAAGCGTTGAATCGGAAAGTTAAGTGCAGCTTACACCGCAGTCGAGAATAATTTTGCAACTTGTTCTTGATGTACGAATTATTAAAGTATTCCTTCCAGGGATCAAAGTTAACAGGGGTAGTGGTAAAATTATCTGTCTCAGCCCACGTAAAAGAATGAATCTTAACGGGTCTTTCAAGATACTTGCCCAAACCAGCTGTACTATCACCATTTTCATCAAAAGATGGGTCAAACTGACCGGAAAAGTCATCAATATTCGTAACTGGAGCTTCTTCGAACTGAATATTCTCATGTTGAACTTCATTGATTTCTGTATTTTCAGACAGATCGGGAACTCCCTCCACGGGACCGCTCTGAATGATTGGCTGAAACATTTCAGCAGTGCACCAATCGCTGTCACTGCTTACTGTTGAGTTTGTAAACGAATTGCAAGTTCAAATATAAGAGATGGTTGTAGAACTATTCACCACCAATTGTTTGCCATAGCGCTCGGCCCATCACTATGCGTAAAGACGCATTGAGAACCAGGTCTCACCGAGTCTCCCAGCAGCAACTCACCCCCTTGGCAGAGGGGAGCAGATCACACTAGAAGGTACATTTTAGCGATTACTCGCAAGGCTGTGGACACACCTGACACCCAGAAGAATTCTTGTAGTAGTTAGCTTCAAGATCTTCATACGTTGGAAACGTTGAAGGTTTTACGTAATCCCAGAGATCACATGTAGAGACGATATCCTTCATCTTCTGCACATTTTCTTCAAAAACTTTTGGTCCGTATTCATAAAATTCTCCAACTGCACTGCGAATGGTGTCAATCGCTTGTGCTTCTGGTCCAATTGAGTCACTCTTCACACACTTTGTGAGCATCTTCTCAATGGATGACCATTCCAATGGGCAACGCACCTTGTCCTCATCGATCACAAATCGTCTTTTCAAGAATGAAACTTGATCAATGTGGATATAAGGCACTGATTCTGATTCCTTATCCGCCATAGTATACACCACTCCAATCTTCAGTAAATTTGCTGAAATGGACGTGTGGTTGAACCATGGAATTTCCTTGGACACTCCAAAGACATTGTCATCACCATAAGTCATGAGTGCCACGTAGCGAAAGAAGCTTCCTACCTCATGCTCAGGATTCAACTGGAAATACGTATACATCAAATACAACACATTGACGATACAATTCAGAATCACAGTCAAAGCATTCCCAGAAGGGTTGGAACCATTGAACATCACAAAATCTCCCTGCACATCCGTCACCGGATACGCAGTATCTTCAGCGATGCACGAAATAATCTTCAATTGTTCTTCAGTCCAACCCGCCTTCTTTAGGACCACTTTGATAACCTCATAAGCGGCAAGAATGATCACGGCTTCCATGCGTTTGTCAAATTTGGCATAATCTCCTGCAACCATTTGATCCAAGCCGAATTTGGTCAAGAACTCATACAAATGTTTCCAATTGCAACTTTTGCAGTTCAATCCAGGTGCACCCATGAACAATTGTGAGTTGTTCTGGAACACTCGGACGAATGTCAATAAGTTCTGGCGGACAACAAATTGCCAGGCTGCTGGACCACCCATAAAGCCGCGAGTTTTCTGTGCCA